ATTCATTACAAGCACTCTAAGCCGCTCTGACGCGTTCAGAAGGTCATTTAACGCCTGTTTATGGCCCTTGGGCGGGTCAGGACGCCAAATAACAACATCGCGCTCAATGCGGTCAGGCATGTGCGCGGGGAGCTCGAGATTCGCCCAGTTCCTGTAGACGCCTTTTGGGGCCACTACTATGAAGGTGTCGATCTCGCCGCGCTCGAACAAAATGGCAGCGTTGTCGATGGCGATTTTGCTCTTGCCAGTACCCATCTCGAGAAAGTAGGCCCAGTTGATTTTGTCCCAAGACTTCTTGAGTACTTCAGCCTGATGGGCGAAAGGCTCAGTCTTGTAATCGTATACCATGGCTCCACCATACACGATGAGAAAGGCTATTGCAAATGGTGGCGGCTGCTCTTATAAAGGGGGGCAGAAAGGAGAACTTCAATTGGCTGGAAACGTCTTCGTAACTCAAGAAAATCCCCGTGTAGACATTTTGCCTGCAACGCAGTGGGGTGATCTTACTTCCTTAGCAACTCCTTTTGACCAGATCCTCACCAACCCCGGACGGCTTGTCGCGCAGATAAAGCGCAAGTTGGAAAGGTTTGATGACGAAGACTGGTTACTGGCTATGGGAGATCCAGCCATAATCGGCATTGCATTCGCAATTGCCGCTGATGCCAACGCGGGACGAGTGAACATGCTTAAATGGGATAAAATGGAACGTCAATATTACCCAGTTCGCATTCACCTTCGAGGCGGGGGCATCGAAGAACTTAACAACCTGACGAGGGAGTACGTGGATTGAGTGACATTTGGGAAAAAGAGACTGCGAACGCAGGAGCCTTTGACGGATTTACAACGGAAGCTGGATCAGAACTGTCGGACCTAATACGACAAGTGAATGGTATCAACAAGGAACTGGTGTCAGCCGAAGAAAAAGTAAAAGGGTTCAAGGGCAAACGTGACCGTTATCTCTATGAGCTAATTCCTGCGAAAATGCAGGAGTTGGGTGTGGACAAAGTGGAAGTGGACGGCAACGCTGTCTCACTAATTACTTTTGTTAGTGGAACGATGCCAAAGGATCCTTTGCAAAAGCAAGCGGCCATGGCACATCTCCGTGATATCGGGTGTAGCGATTTTATCAAGAACACCCTTACGTGCCAGTTTGGGCGTACCCAAGACAACCAAGCAAAGGATATTAAAGCGGACTTGGAAGAAGCCGGCCTCTACCCTGAACTGGGGGAGAAGGTGGAACCATCGACGCTAAAGAAGCTGATCAAAGACCGGATTCAGAACGGGCAAGAGATCGACACTGAGATGTTTAACGCGAACGTAGGACAAGTAGCAAAATTATCAGCGACGAAAGGAACATGAGGATGCCAAGACGAAAAAAAGTGAATAAGAAAGCGGTAGCAAAGAAGACGAACGGAAAACTATCGACTGAATTAGCTGAAGCTATAGCGGCTGACGCTGGTACGAAAATGGGTTTTGAGGAAGTTACGACTGACGATCTGCAAATGCCTTTCGTCAGGATTTTACACGCGATGTCTCCTCAACTCAAAAAGTCGGACGCTTCTTTTATTGAGGGCGCGGGTCAAGGCGACATTTTCAACACCGTGACCAACCAAGTGTGGAGCGGGGAGAAAGGTATCCTGGTGCTGCCTGTTTATTATCAACTGAAATACATTGAGTTTGTGCCGCGTTCCCAAGGCGGTGGGTTTGTAGGAGAACTCGCCGGAGATTCTCAAGAGGTAAGGAACGCCGTCCGTGATAAGGACACCAACATGGAAATGCTGGAGAGTGGGAACGAATTAGTGAAAACTGCCCAGCACTATGTACAGATTGTGCATGAGGACGGTAGCCTGGAACAGGCTGTTGTTGACATGAAGAAGACGCAACTCAAAAAGAGTCGCCTCTGGAACTCCATGATGTATATGCAGAAAGATGAAAAAGGTAAACTGAAGACTATGTATTCTAACGTCTATCGGTTATCCACGATGGAGGACAGCAACGACAAGGGCTCGTGGTATACGTGGACGATTAAACTGGAAGGACCAGCGCCGTCCAAGGATGCGTACCTCGAAGCCAGAGGGTTTTATGAGAACGTGAGTAGCGGGGCTTTACGAATTGCGGCACCCCCGCCGGAGCGGTTGTTAGAAGGTTCTGACGAAATCCCCTTTTAACTGGACCAAGGGGATGGCCCCCCTGATTTTTATGCCAAGCAATCAGGGGGGCCTTTTTTCGGATGACCACCGCCAAGAGGTTTCTTGCCCTTTTTGAAGGGTACGAAGGAGCGCACGGGCAGACCCACGTTCTCGAACGCCATCGGCATGGGAAAACCCAAGCCAAGTACGAGATTGTCCGTGAACCGCTGACAGAGGAGCTTGTCCAGGAACATCTGGACGGGAAACGTGGTGTCGGGTCGATCCCAATCAATACCAATAACAAGTGCCGCTTCGGTGCATTGGACATCGACGATTACAACCTTGACTTGGTGGCACTCTACCAAAAAGTACAGAGATTAAAGCTACCGCTTACTACCTGTCGCTCCAAGAGCGGAGGAGCGCATCTCTTTTTGTTTCTGGCGGAAGAAGTTCCCGCAGCAGATGTGCGCGATAAGCTGGCTGAGTTTGCGTCAGCACTGGGCTTTGGCAATTGTGAGATATTCCCCAAGCAAGAGGAAGTGCATCACGAGCGGGGGGATGTAGGAAACTTTATCAATCTCCCTTATTTCAACGTCAAGTATACAACACGCTATGCTCTGGATAGTGACGGTGAGTCATTAGACATCGAGCTCTTTTTAGATTCCGCTGAAAGTTTCAGAAAAACATTTAAAGAATTACGCGCCTTCCCCAAGGGAACGGACACAGAAGTTATCCCCAATGGTCCGCCATGTCTGCAACAACTGACCACAACCGGAATACCTGAAGGCGGACGCAACAACACCCTTCTTAATATCGGTGTGTACTACCGCCTGTTCTCCCCTAGTGACTGGAAGACTTTACTGGAAGAACACAACCAGAATTACTGCAATCCCCCACTGGCGGCGAAAGAAATCGTGACGATCCAGAACCAACTGGACAAGAAGGACTATTTCTACACGTGCAAGCAGGAACCCTTGCTTAGTCATTGTAATCGGTCCTTATGCCGTACCCGTAAGTATGGCGTGGGCCAAGGACAACAAGCTGTTCCTATCCTCGGTGGACTAACAGTAGTGGAGTCGGAACCGCCTGTCTGGTTTGTAGATGTGGATGGAGCTCGGCTCGAACTCTCCACCAAGCAACTCCAACTGCAAGTAGAGTTTCAACGCGCCTGTATGGAACAGATGTACCGGATGCCGACCAGGATGAAGGAGTCGGATTGGCGCGATCTCGTAGACAATCTTCTGGACGCTGCGACACGCATTCCAGTGCCGGAAGAACTCACCCACAAAGGACAGTTCCTGGAGTTAGTGGAAACATTCTGCACTTCCCGGATCCGCGCCCACTCGCCAGAAGAGTTGCTCACGGGCAAACCCTGGACAGAGGAAGGCTTCACCTATTTCAAGCTCGGCGCTCTACAGGACTACTTAAAAAGGTCTGGCTTTGTACATTATACCAGAGGACAGATTACGGAACGCCTCAAGGAAATGAATGCCAATGGCGCTGCCGACAAGCAATATCGTTTCAAGGACGACAAGGATGCATGGCGCAATGTCCGTGTGTGGTTCGTACCTGAAGTAGTCAAAGGGGATGTCGAACTACAGCCAGTGGTGTTCGAGGAAGAGGACATACCGTTTTGATTCATTACCATGGCACTCCTCTAACCCCTCGGGCTGAACTTCAGAAAATGGCCGGCAAGCATTTCTGTGTGTCCTTTGCCCGTCCAGATGATGCAGCATGGTGCTTGAGCCATGGTCAGTCCGTAATGTGGGACAATGGAGCTTTTAGTTTTTACACGCGCAAGCAAGAAACTAAATGGAACAAGTTTTATACATGGTTAGAATCAAGACTATGCCATCCTCATTGGGCGGTGATCCCAGATGTCATCGACGGAACCGTGGAGGAGAATTGGTCATTGATCAAAGAATGGCCTCATCGAAAAGACTGTGCCGCGCCAGTTTGGCATCTAAATGAATCATTGGACCATTTACAGGCACTCTTGGACGAGGGCTTCCCTAGAATATGTTTTGGTTCTTCGGGGAAGTACTGGCAAATCGGGTCCGCATCGTGGGAACGAAGGATGGATCAAACTTTTAATAGGTTGAGTACCAACGGACAGTTGCCATGGATTCATATGTTACGGGGGCTGTCTCTGTCGGGAGATAAATGGCCTTTTGCGAGTGCGGACTCTGTCAATGTTGCACGTAACTTTAGTGACCAGAAAATGTGTCCAGAGCGTATGGCCAGAAGGATTGATTCTGTCCAATGTCCAATCGTCTGGCACAAAAGACCTATACAACTGGAGCTTGAACAATGAAATATGTCGCCTTGTACATTTTTAGTGTGGTTTTAGTTAACTACGGATTTAGCAGTTTTCCTGGATATGAGTGGTTTTGGTCCATCGTTGTTGGGACGGTGTTTATTACTCGAGATTTTTGTCAACGGGCCATTGGCCACTGGTGCGTTGCGGCTATGGCGGTAGCGGGAGTCCTTTCTTATTTCATGGCTGATCCGTATGTAGCTATAGCAAGTGTGGCTGCTTTTGCTGTGGCCGAAGTTGCGGACTGGGTGGTGTATTCGCTTCTCAAGCGTCCCTTGGCAGATCGCATATTGATTTCATCAGCCATAGCAACACCACTCGATACCGTGGTTTTCCTGTCAATACTTGGTCTGCTAACTCCCAGCCTCATCGGCTTGCAGATTGCTAGTAAAATGCTGGCTGCGGTTGTGATATGGGCGATGTTACGGTTCATGGTCAAAGAATCATGAAGATTATTCACACTATCGAAATCGTAGCTAAGTGTCCTTCAGATGAATTGGGCGATGTATATGAATGTGAGGTGCATACGAACCGGGTCATCAAAGTAGAAGATATTATGCAACTGGCCGATGAATTAGTGGACAAGGTTATGTACCAGGAAGATGTGGCTATTTGGCTACAACGACGACTCCAAGCGAAGATTGTTTTGCGTGGGTCTCACTTTGGCCGTGTAGTAACTGAAGTTAGTTGTTAATGAAGTTACGCCCAGTTCCTATCAAACTGCGCGAGGCTAATGACTTTGTTGAGCAATACCATCGTCACAACAAACGCACACAAAGAGATGGTGGACGATTTGCCATTGGGGCCACCACCGGAGAGGAACTGGTTGGAGTGGCCATTGTCGGGCGTCCTATCGCCCGTCTTTTGGATGATGGATACACAGCGGAGGTCACTCGATGTTGTGTCCTGGACGATGCCCCTAAAGGCTCTTGCTCGTTTCTGTATGGCCGCTGCTGGAGAATCTGGCAACAAATGGGCGGCATAAGAATGGTAACCTACACCCTTCAAACGGAAAGCGGATCGAGCCTCAAGGGGGCTGGCTGGAAGATTGTCGGGGAAACAGAGGGCGGTGGCTGGAATCGTGAAGGACGGGAGCGTAATTGGCAACCCATATACGGCCAGCTTAAATTCAGATGGGAGGCTACATGACCCAAGAACTTCTTTATTACGGGCCACCTGGCACAGGCAAAACTCAGAATATCAGTAATCTGATACGCGGTGCTATAGAGGAGGGGATCCCCCCTGAGAGAATTGCCTGTGTCTCCTTCACCCGTAAGGCAGCATCCGAGAGCCGGGAACGCGTCTGCAAGGATTGGGGCCTTACAGAGGACATGCTTCCCTATTTCCAGACACTACACTCAATGGCTTATCATGCCGGCGGATTCAAATCTTCCGACATAATATCCAAAGACGATCTGGACGAAATCGGAGACAAGGTGGGGTTGCCTTTTTCAGCAAAAAGTAAAGGCGATACAGACTTTGATATGCTCGGTATTTCACAGGGTGATGTGTACCTTAACCTGTACCATTTAGCGCGGAGCAAGAAGATAGACCTTGAAGAATTGTATTCCCAAGAAGCTAACTACGATATTCAATGGAGCTTGTTGCTACGATTGGTCGATGCTTATGAGAACTTTAAAAGGGTACGAGGGAAGATTGATTTTACGGATATGATCGAGGAGTTTGTGCGACGTGACTCTCCTTTGGACATTGATGCATTGTTCGTGGACGAGGCGCAGGATTTATCCACCTTGCAGTGGGAGATGATCAGCATTCTTCGACAAACCCCTCGCATACAAATCTTCACGGGCGATGATGACCAAGCCATCATGGGGTTCCAAGGGGCAGATGTCCCAGCTTTCCAGAACTGTACCCCAAACAAGCAAGTTCTAACGCAGTCGTTCCGTGTTCCGCAAAAGCCATACGAGATTGCCAATGACATTGTGAACCGCATTAGAGGTCGAGCTCCAAAAGTGTGGTATCCCACAGAGCAGAAGGGTTCTGTACGTTGGCACAACTATCTCGAAGAGGTTCCGTTGGAAGAGGGGGAATGGTGCCTCCTGGCGCGTACAAACAGGATTGTTAGCCAGTGTGCGAAGAAGCTACGGGAAGAAGGGTGGGTGTACAGTAGGTTTGGACACCCTAGCATACCGCCAAAGGCATACGATGCCATTCTTGCATGGGAAGATTGGATGAAGGGACATTCTCTGGATGCACAGCAAATTAAAAACATCTATACTTATATGGACGCTAATGTTGGCTATCTGAAAGGTTATGGGCCGAGGTCCAAGACTTTTCTAAACAGGGAAGAAGGCGTTATGTTTTCGATGGACCAGGCTCGTTCTGAACTTGGTCTATGTGCTATGGAAGGGCGATGGCACGAAGTACTTGGGAAAATTGATAAGGACACCAAGTACTATATCCTCAACGCTTTGAAACGTGGTGATAACGTAAAGAAGCCGCGCATAAAAGTGAGTACCATCCATAGCATGAAAGGTGGGGAATGCGACAACATCATAGTGATCCCGGATTTATCGCCTGCAGCGTATCGGGAATATCGGAAGACCCCAGAGACGGAGCATCGAGTGTTTTACGTGGCAGTAACAAGGACCAAGAAAGCTCTCCATTTGTTAATGCCGATGGACGACAAAGGGAGATCCTACGAGATATGACACCAGACGCCATTCTTACCAGAGCCGCATCCTTGGTCAGTGGAGCACGAGCCAGTCAGCACGGGGATTACACACAACTCCAATCACGCATCGCAGATCTCTGGTCTGCTTATCTCAAGGTTCCTGTTTCTGCTCCTCAAGTTGCCTTCTGCATGGCGTTGCTCAAAGTGGCCAGGGACGAGGTCGGTGAATTTAACCAAGATGACGGCGAAGATGCTACAGCCTACACGGCGCTATGGGCCGCGCTATCCCATACCAAAGAGAAGAATTAGTGCGCGACGATCTCTTTGAAGAGTCCATCTGGACCCCTACGGAAACGCTTCCTGATTTATCTTCCGAGAAGGTCATAGCCATAGATGTGGAAACACGGGATCCAAACCTAAAGACCTTGGGTCCGGGCTGGCCGCGTAAAGACGGCAGACTTATCGGGATCGCCGTGGCGACAGATGATTGGAACGCTTATCTTCCTATCGCCCACTGGGGTCCGGGCAACATGTCCAAGAAGCTGGTTCTGCGTTGGTTACAGGACCAACTGAACCATGGAATGCCTGTAGTATTCCACAACGCCCAGTACGATCTCGGATGGCTTGGGACCGAAGGGATTGAGGTCAAGGGCCAAATCCTGGACACCATGGTCGCGGCCCCGTTGCTCGATGAGAACCGTTTTAGTTACGCCTTGAACGCTTTGGGTGCCACGTATCTCGGGGAACGGAAAGCAGAGGATGACCTCAGACGTGCGGCAGCGCAGCATGGAGTAGATGCCAAGTCGGAGATGTGGAAGTTACCACCGGCCAGGGTTGCCCTGTATGCGGAGACAGATGCCCGGTTGACCTTGCAGTTATGGCATGTACTACGCAGAGAACTGGAAAAGGAAAACTGCCTCCCTATTCTGGATCTGGAACTATCACTACTGCCACTGGTGTTTGAGATGCGCCGACGTGGTGTACGTGTTGATCTCGAGAAAGCTGCCCAGACCAAAAAGCTCCTTGAGAGCAAAGAAAAGAAACTGTTAAAGGAAGTGAAGGATGAGACCGGCGTGGACCTTGAACCGTGGAACGCGATTAGTCTTTCCTCTGTATTTAAAAAGCTCGGCTTGTCCTGGGAGAAAACAGAAGTCTCAAAAGCTCCCAAGTTCACCAAAGAGTTCCTGCGTTCCCATAAACACCCAATCGCACAAAAGGTACTGGAAATTCGGGAATATAATAAGGCGAATACGACGTTCGTGGATACAATTCTGCATCATCAGCACAATGGCCGTATCCACTGTGAGTTTAACCAGTTGCGCTCGGATGACGGTGGAACTGTGTCTGGACGATTTTCCTCTAGTCATCCTAATCTGCAGCAAGTACCCGCTCGACATCCTGAAATTAAACAACTCATCCGAGGACTCTTCCTACCAGAAGAAGGATGTAGATGGGGCAGCTTCGATTACAGCGCCCAGGAACCACGATGGTTAATGCATTATGCATCTCTCACCCCTGCTACAAAAGATAATGAAAAAGTTATAGAGATTGTGGATCTGTATAAAAAAGACGATCTCGACTTCCACCAAATGGTTGCGGACCTGGCGGGGTTAGAGAGGTTCCGGGCGAAGACAATCAACCTTGGAATTATGTATGGAATGGGGTTGGAGAAGTTGGCCGACATGCTTGGGAAAATCAGCATCGAAGAAGCCAGAGAGATCAGGGATGAGTACGACGAGAAGGTTCCTTTCATACGAACCTTGGCGTCTGCGGTCATGCACCGCGCCTCTACCCGTAAGGAGCTCCGTACTCTAATGGGGCGTAAGTGCCGGTTTCCTATGAGGGACAAAGGGTTCCGTGCCAAGATATCTCCTATTCACGTAGATAAGCTTGAGGAGAACTGGCGCGGTATAATGGCAACCCCGGAAGAGGAACGGGAAAAGAACTGGAGGGACAATGATCCTCGTAGATTTCAGGTTGCGTTCACCTTTAAGGCACTTAACCGATTAATCCAAGCCTCGAGTGCGGATCAGACGAAGCAGGCGATGCAGGATTGTATTGCCAATGGCCATTGGCCAATGCTCACGGTCCATGACGAGCTATGCTTCTCTATCGAGGACGACGCTCAGATCGAAAAGATCAAATCGTTAATGGAGAACTGTGTGCCGGACATGAAGATACCGTCACGGGTCGATGTCGGCATAGGAGAGACTTGGGGCGATGCGAAGTAGCTTAATTAAAATCTAATCTTGCCCTTAAGTTTTCTAATTCTCTCCTAAAATCTTCTCCTTGGTACCCAGGACGATCTCGTTCCCACTTTTGGCCTGGCTGAGTGATACTAGGAAAATCTTCATCGCCAGACACTAAATATCCTCCAATAATCTGATCGAAGCGGGACTGTCTGTGCCAATCATCAATAGGTCTTTGTTCTATTTCACGGGTTAAACCGGGCCACCGTAACGTCGCGTCCGTGACAGTCCTATATGAATCTTCCACCCATTCTCTATAGGCTTTATTGCTTAAAGCAGATTCCATTAGTCTTTCATAGGTTTCTGGCTCTACGTCCTTCAGGTTGTGCAATGTTTCCCCCAGGAAATACTTCTCAACTTGTTCGGACGTTAGTTTCCCATCTTTCAATCTCTCCTTGGGTAACGCTTTCTCAAACTTATCGTAATTTATATATACGACAGGTTTATCTTCAGGGCTTTTGAACCCCCTATCTTCCGTTTGATCGACAACTTGTATTGTTTCCCCCCACCTTTCGTCCTCTGCGCCTTCTGTGAAATAGTTGCGGGATTCTTGTTCCCCAGCCCGACGCGCACTGTTCCTCAATTTATCTTTCAAAGATATAGAATTTACTCCTCCTTCAGCAAAAGTAGGACGGATTCCTCCAATTCCAACGGGCTGAAGATTGGACAGAAACCGTTGCGAAGGAACACCGCTCCTGTGAGCTAAAAGAGAAAGCGCATTTGCTATAGGGATGCCTGGCATTAGTTTAAAATCTCCCCAGCTTTGTGCTGCATCCAGTGGTCTCCATTTCCCACAGCACAGGACATGGAGTGGACATCAGTCATTAAAATGGTCCATGATCCATGGTCCGATAAAAACAATTCAAAAAGGAATTTGTTATTTGGCGCTGCCACCAGCCCCTGCCACGTTAGATATTCTTCTGATTCGGTAGCTAGTTTAGAAGCAACAAAGTCACGCGGCATGGGAGGGTTCTTCAAGCACGGCGTAATGGCCAGAGCAGCGGACGGGAACATTGCCAGTAGGAAAACCAGCCATTTCACTGACCTATCTCCTCATAAGTCTTCCCCATTAGTTCCTGGAAAGACTCAGGTAGAAAGATCATCCCCGGAGCACGGTTCATGGTCAGTATGCAGTCCAAGCTCACCAGCGGCTCACCGTCCAAGGTACTCTCAAAAAGGAAATATGCCACAACGGCGTAGTCCTTGTGCTGATCGGATCGGAATACCCGTACCCCAGTTACATCGGATCTCCCTATCTTCTTTTTCTCGAGAAAATGATCTATTTCCGCAGAGGTGAAGTCCTTGTACTCAGCCGCCCACGCTCTCCCCCAATACTCCGTGAGAGAGTCCAGTTCGAGAAGTGTAGCACCACAAGGATTTGCTTCCCGGAGGCCACTGCCGACTTGCTGGTGGGTAGCCCCTTGAAGAGGGGTCGCAAGGAATAACAACAAAAAGGCGAGAAGATATTTCATTAGGCCCCTTCCCCCTGGCAGCAGTCTCCATCCGCTATGCACTTGCAATCAGCGCATTGGTAATGGCCGTGGACAAAGGTTTTTGGTTTATCGCAGCCGCACTTAGGACAGACTGGACCATGTCCTTCCGTCGTAGCGTCGAGCTTTGTTTCGGTTTTTGGTTCCAACATAACTGCAATGTATCCACCCTGAGTGAGGGTCGTGCTCCTTGTAAAATTCCAGTATCAACTGATCGTAAGCAAGCTCATTAATTATCCATCTGGCCACGTCCATATTCGGTATCCCCGGAACCTCGAAATCCACGGCCTGCCCGGTGATATGCTGCGATCTGTCCGAGGACCCCAGTAGCCGGTTGAGGCTCAGACACCTGTAACCACTCGAGGGAGTAAAGGGGCGACCATAGTGCGTCCTCACCGGCTCAAGGATCTTGGTGCATACTTCCTTTAGGTTCCTTATCGACTCCTCATCTGGTGTGTTGTCTATTCCGTTTCGTATTGCTGTCTGCGACTTGGTCAACTCCCATAGGGAGAAATGATCAGATAGCTTCATTATTGGCTAAGACCTAATAATTTTCGTTGTTCCACTTCCAATAGGCGTGGGTCTATGCCTCTACGCCTAGCTTCTTGTTCCATATTACTTTGTAGAGCTTGCTCCTTGGTAAATTGAGGAGGGAGTTGCGGCCTTTCTGCTGCTTGTATTCCACTTCCAGAAGGAGTTTCAAATTGCATACGGGCAGTTGCTTGTTTTTCAAATTCTTTACCCGGCATACCATACAACCCGCTACTGGAGACAAGACCAATCTCAGATGACATGATGGAACCAAGTCGGTTAAGGGCATACGTCATGCTTCCTGACTCACGTTGCCATGCAAGGGAGGGAAGATCCGCTCCAGCCTCAATCGCTTTCTTATAGTCAACGGATCGTAGCCGAGGGGAAGTGAGTAATTTTAAGAAGCTCTTGTTCCGAAGTATTCTTGAGGATCCAACTATAAGGCCAGCCGCTCCTAATGTAGTAAGGGGCGCGGCCCAAGCTCCCCATAATAGGGCCATAGCTGCGGGGGCTGCTGCAATTCCGCCGAATCCTTTGATTGCGACATCCGATATATCCACACCGCCCTTACCGAGTGTCTTGAGTCCCTGGACTACATCATTTCCAAGAATAGTGGATAGTGCTCCGTTTTTATTCTGGAGTTCTATAGCGTCTAATAAGGACTTGCCCCATGCTCCACTTTGTAGGGAAGCTTCATCGAGAGGGGTTTTAAAAGAATTATAGATAAGGTTCTTCATCACCATATCTTTAATGCCGCCCACCTTATCCAGTTCCGTTTCTCCTACGACAGATGCAAGTCTTTTATAAGAAGAAGGTTCTTCTAGAACTCCAGCCACCAACTCATCAGCATTGGTAATACTACCTTGGCGGATACTGGACAGAACAGCAGATTTACTTTCATCTATGTTCTTATCCACAGCATTTTTTAATCCTTGGAGTCGGACTCTAAGACCCTGTTCCGGTGACCACGGGCCAATCTTAGGCAACTCAGCCAGTAATTTATCTTGCTTGGCGCCCACCAGAGAGAAATTCTTCATTACATTTCTCATGGTAGTAGCGTTTTCTTTACCAAACAAAAGATCCTGTGTTTCTGATCCGAGCCTGTTAAACTTTTGTGCAAACTGACCAGGGGCAAACCCACCCATATCGGTTAGAGAACCGTCCTTGGCCCGATTAATCCATGATTTGGCTAATGAATCTCTTACTGCATGTTTTAGAACATCTGGTCTTGAGCCAGCCCTGGCCATTGTGACCAGATCGTCTAAGGATTGGATGTATTGTTGTGTTTCCGATACACG